AAACCGCAGGGTCAATATGGTATCATGAAACTAGCTGGCGAGTGGTTAGTAAAAGATTACACACGTAGCTGTAATTTAGAGCATACAATCATTAGACCCAGTGCCGTATACGGTCCTCTAGATGTTGAAGACAGAGTAATATCAAAGTTTATTTTAAGCGCATTACGTAGTCAAACACTAAAAGTAAACGGTGCTGGTGAAACACTAGACTTTACATACGTAGATGATGCAGCAAATGGTATAGTAGCCGCCTCGCTAAGTGAAAACGCTATCAATAAAACTTACAACATTACAAAAAGTCACAGCAGAACTTTAAAGTATGCAGCAGAGCTAGCAGTCAAATTAGCGGGAAAAGGGTCAATTGAAATCAAAGACAAAGACAAAGACTTTCCCTCACGCGGGGCGTTAAACATTGGTGCTGCTAGAAACGACTTTGGATTCGATCCAAAAGTAGATGTTGAAGAAGGATTTAAAATTTATTACGATTGGATTGTAAATTCTCCTTACTGGTCTAAGAAACTTGATTAAACATTTTGGTTTAGATCGTCAGTATCTAAATTTAAAACATGAACTTTTATCAACTACAGATGATGTATTGAAATCTGGAATCTTTTGCGACGGTAGTTATACTAATAGATTAGAAAACTGGTTAGCTAATAAAACTAAATGCGAGTATGCTATCACTGTTCATAGCGGCACTCAAGCATTAGAAATCATTGCAAAGTATCTTTGTTATGTTAGCTTAGATTTAACAGTACCCCTTCACATACGCATACCAAATCTTACCTACAGAGCTACATTAAACGCATTTGTTAACAATAACGCATATATTCATACCTACATGGATAGGAATTATGATGTAGAAATTGTAGATACTGATTCTCATGGTATAATGTTACCTCTTAACAGAGAAGCCATAAACACATATAGTTGTTATGTTGGATTATATGGCGCACCTACTCCTGACTTGCTAACTTCTCAAGATATTGTAGACGGCGCTCAGCATTGGTTGATAGCTGACGGTAATGTAGGATTGGGTATGGCTATTAGTTTTGACCCTACGAAAAACTTATCTGCATCAGGCAATGGTGGTGCTATCGTAACTAACAGCGAAGAGTTATACAAGTTTGCAAAATCGTATAGAGATAATGGTAAGCATTTTACGCAAGAAATCTTTGTAGCAGGTACTAACAGTAAAATGAGTGAAATAGACTGTGCTCATGTGTTAGTAAGATCGCAGTATATAGATCAGTGGCAAGAACGCAGAAGAAAGATTAGACAGTATTATATTAAAGAGTTTGAAAATCTACCTATTAGGTGTTTGAGTAAAAAGTTTCATCGTCATGCAGATCAAAAGTTTGTAATTGCTTTAGACGATAGAGACTTACTAAGATATCATTTGCTCAAGCACAAGATAGAAGCTAAGGTTCATTATGAACAAACTATTTCTGAGTTGCCCGCAACCAAGTTCTTGTGTGAAAATACATTAGACTTTTTAACAGCTAGCGCAATGCTAACTAGATCAGTGTTAAGTTTGCCCATTTACCCCGAGCTTTTAGACAGTGAAGTTGAGTATATAGCAAGCATGGTTAAAGCCTTCTATGATAAATAGAAGACTATGTTTGCATATTTAAAAATCTTACCTATTATTTTATTATTAGCTGGTGCAGGTTACGCTGCACATAAGTTTATTGTTAACCAGCTTAATACTCAGATAGTTCAATTGCAATCCGATGTAAGGCAGTATCAAGCACAAAATGTCGCATTACAATCTGCTGCGGAAATCAATGAACAAACTATTAGATCATTAGAAGAAAATAGTCAACGTCAAGTAGAGCAAATGACTAATTTAACCAATGCTAATCAGCAGTTACAAAGTGAAAAAGAAGAATATCTAAGCATATTTCGTAGACACGACTTACAAAGATTAGCATTAGCCAGACCCGGATTAATAGAACCTAGACTTAATAATGGAACACAAGAAGTGTTTAGGCAAATGGAACAAGATTCTAGAGAGGTAAATACTCTAGATGAATAAATTAGCGTTAGTTATATTTTTACTATTCTTACAGGGATGCAGTTTTTTAAGACCATCTGTTCCCGAACCTTTACCATTACCGCCCGTAAAAGTAATTACTGAAACTGTTCAATTAGAAATTTATCAACCACCTCTTCCACCTGAAATTCAATTAGATGATGTACAATGGTTTGTATTAACAGAATCTAACTTACAAGATAAGATAGCAGAAGTAAAAAGTTATACTGGAGCAGATTTTGTTGTATTTGGTATGACTCCGCAAAGCTATGAAAACATGTCTTATAACTTTCAAGAAATGCGTAGATATATTAGACAGCAAACTGAGATCATAAAGTATTACCGCGAAGCTACTAAACCAAAAGGACCTTCAGGTTGGTTAGAAGAAAACGAACAACGACAAAGTACACAATTAGAAATAGAACAGTCAAATAATGAAACTACAGAACCTGTTGTGCCTGAATCAGTAGAAGATCGTAGTTTCTTTAGAAGACTAATACCAAGTATAGGAAATTAGAATGAAAAATATATTAATTGCTGCTGTAGCTATAATGATATTATCTGGATGTAGTACTGTTAATTCGCTTTTTGTAGCAAAGTATGATACTAATGAATACGAGTTAATCAATTGGATAAGAACCAATGCTGAACTTTCAGTTGAAACTTGTGATAATATTGATATCTCAAAACAAAACTTTGTTACGTTATACAGGGGTTCTTTAGAGTTTAAAAACTTTACTCAATATTTGAGAAGGAATCAAGATACGTATGCGTTAGCTACTAATTTATATGAAATAGTTGATCAAGGTGTTGAAATGTACGCAACTAATGATGAAGTATCACAAACTTTTTGTGAACTAAGTTTGTCACAAATTATTGAATCAGCCGAAACAATTCAAAAAGTACTAGGAGATAAACCAAGATGAATATTAACGAACTAGAAAAGAAATTTAATGATATCCAAAAATTACATGAGTCTGGTAAATTATCAGACAAAGAGTATGCTACTCTTATTAAGGGATTAAACCTAGAGTCCGCTATTTCAAGCAATGCTAAAGATTTACAAAAGAAACAAGACTTATACGACGCCATGGTAAAAGCTACTAAAGTAGCTAAAGCTATACTGTAAAAAGATAAATACAAAATAACATTGGAATATTGCTATGGCTACTCAAGAAATTGTTAATATTGGTACATTACCAAATGATGGTGAAGGTGATCCGTTACGAGTCGCGTTTGGAAAGATTAATAACAATTTTTCTAACTTATTCTCTACTTCTACTAGTACGTTAGAATCTATTACTACAGGAACTACTGCAAATCAAGTAATTTGGCAAACACCAGTAACTGGCTTTACACAAGGTCAGTTTCAAATTAGAACAGGAAATCCTAGTAATAACGATAGTCAAAATATTTTAATTTCTGCACAAATCTTAAATAATCTTACTCAAGTAAAGTGGACAGGGTATGGTACAACTATTAATGGAAATGCGCTGGCTACTTATGATATGGACGTTTCTAGTGGTAATGTAAGAATATTAACTACCCCTCTTGCTAATGCGGTAATGCAACACTTTATAGCATCTACCGTAACTTATGTAGACGTTACTGAAGCTACCTTATTAATAGAATTAGACGGTTTCGTTGCTGATTCTGTTATGAGCACTGAAAGTGATTTAGACGTTACTACGGAATAATATGAGAGCTAAAGAATTTATATCTGAAAGTAAAATCGGCAAATTGTCTAAAAGACAACGCAATCCTACTAGAGGCCTGCACGTATTTGCCAATTCTAACTATGATAGAACATATGATTTAAACAGAGTAATGATGGCAGCAGCATCTACTGATGGCACTATTATACCTGATATGGATGGTGAAAGTTGGGCAGGAAAATTTAATACCGCACACGCCTATACCAAAGAGGAAGAAGCCATGCTAAAAATAGCATATAAAGCAGCAGGCATTAACTTCAAAGATTTAAATAAAGGTGATTTATCTAGTGATGAACTTGACTCTACTAACACACAAAGCACTTTAAAACCTTTTAAGGGATATAAAAAGTGAGAGCACACGAGTTACTAAACGAACGTTTAAGTTCTGTAGTTTATCACTATACTCCTTTAGCTCCAGCAAAGAATATCCTCAGTTCAGGTAACTTTGAATTATCAAGTTCTTTGGGATCAATAGAACAACAATATCAACCTAAAGGTTATCCTTATTTTCTAAGTACTACTAGAACTAAACGAGGTGGCTATCATGCTAATAATCCCGGAAACTCTGGTGTATTGTTTGTTCTAAACGGTGAATGGTATAATAGACATTACAAGTCTGCACCAATTGACTATTGGCAAGAACGAGGCAAACTATTACCCGGTAGAAGTAGCGAAGCTGAAGACAGAGTGTTTAGTAAAGAACCCACTATGAGTATAGGGGGTGTAACTGAAGTACATGTTTATGTTAATCCAGATAACGTAACCGATACTATAAAAGCCAGAGCTAGACAAGTCATCATACTAGCTAAAAAGTTAGGCTTACCTACTTACTTCTATACAGACCCTCAATCCTGGATGAGTTTTGACAAAAGAAATTTAGGCGATATAAAAGTTCTTACTGGACAAGAACACTTAGGAGGATATACTTCAACACATAAGGGCTGGTTATCTCCGTGGGTAGAATTGTTATATGCAAAATCTAAGGACCAGATGGGTGAAAAAGCTAATCAAATTAGATATAGCTTAGCATACGCAAACGATTACAAACTCAAACAAAGCGCACAAGGTTTAGCTACTGATATGAGTAATGCTAGAAAACCTGGTTCAGGTAAAGACAGAGAAAACGCAGTAAAAATAATCAATTTTATGCGTCAAAATAAATTAGATACACTATCAGATTTTGTTGGTTACTTAGCCAACAAATGGAAACCTGCACAAAAATAATTTAATCACGTTTTTCTAGAATAAGTAATGTTACTTATATATAGGATTTTTTATGAAAAACATGATTGATATCAACACTACTCTTGATCTTATCAAACTAAAACTTTACAATGAATATTTGTATCAAGCCCATATCTATGCAGAAGGCGATAGTGAATTTCACAAACAGCTAACCAAACAAGTTGTAACTACTTATATAGACCCTCTTGAATTAGCTAAAGATGCTAATATCTTAGACTTAGGTTGCGGCCCGGGTTATTTCTTAGATGAAATGAAAGAGCGTGGGTACACTAATGCTGTAGGTGTAACACTAAGTCCAGATGATGTTGAAATTTGTGAAAAGAAAGGTCATGTTGTAAAGAAGTATGACTTGTCATTCATTCCACAAAAAGACGGTTACTACGATGAAAGCGTAGACTTTATTTTCTTGCGTCACGCATTGGAACACTCGCCCTATCCTATATTTTCTCTGATGGAATATAATCGTATTCTAAAACAAGGTAGTAAGATTTATATTGAAGTTCCTGCTCCTGATTGTGATCGTAAGCATGAAATGAATTTAAATCATTATAGTATTTTAGGACACAATCAATTAGCTGCTTTGTTAATTCGTGCTGGATTTACTATTGATAAGTTTAATAATCTAGAGTTTGACTTAAATGTTCCTAATAGAGAAACTGGTGAATCACAAACAGTTAGAGAAAAGTACTATTGTATTGTAGCTACAAAGTCGAAGCCACTAGACATTAGATAAGAACAAAGATAAATACTCTTATTAAAATAAGAGTATTTGTTTATGGCTGAACCCAATCCAAGTGAAGTATCACCCTGGTACTTACGCAATATTACACAAGCATTAGCACTAGATGAAACTAGTGGTAATGTTTATGTAAGAACTGATGCTAATATTAGTATCGGCAACGCCAATGTCACAGTAGGTAATGTTGGTGTTACAAGTTTAGGCAATGTTGATATCAGTGGTAACACGTTGCCTATTTCAGGTAACATTAGTATAGATACTTTACCTGAAGTTGAAATAAAAAACGATGTTGACAATCCTATACCGATTAGTAAAGATACCAATGTAAACAGTGTTACCAATCCATTATATGTAGAAGGTGTTAACAACGCAAGTTTCTTTGCACCAACACAAAGCGATGCATTTGGTAGATTACGTGTAAGCAATCCTTTAACTCTGTTTGATACACAAGCTAGGTATTTTGATCATGGGCAGTTTGTATCTGGTATCACAGGTTCTGCCACTTCTACATATAACGCCAATTCAAGCACTTTTTTATTGTCAGTATCAGGCACAGGCGACAGTATAATTCGTGAAACAACAAAAACTTTCATATATCAACCAGGTAAAAGTTTACTCGCGTTAACTACTTTTGCTATGAACACACCTACATCTGGCGTAACACAAAGAGTAGGTTACTATAATGATAATAATGGCGTGTTCTTTGAAGTTGATGGCACTACAAAGAATATGGTAATACGTAGTTACAGCACGGGTAGCATTGTTGAAGATAGAATAGCACAAAGCAGTTGGAATGGTGATAAACTCGATGGAACCGGTCCTAGTGGTATCACATTAAACCCAGCATTAACACAAATATTTTGGACTGATATTGAGTGGTTAGGAGTAGGTAGCGTAAGAACAGGTTTTGTAATCAACGGTCAGTATATAGTATGTCATACATTTAATCATGCTAATGAAACCGGAAATACTAATACTTATATGACTACTGCTTGTTTACCAGTAAGATATGAACTAGCCACAAGTGGCCCAGGTGCTACTATGAGACAAATTTGTAGTACTGTAATAAGTGAAGGAGGTTATTCATTATCAGGTGTTCCGGGTTCTATAGGACATGCATTAGGTACACCGGTAAGATTATCCAACACTCCTAGTATATACACCCCACTAATAGCTATTAGATTAAAATCATCCAATCCAGATGCTATTGTTTTACCGGTAGACTACACAATATTACCTGAAGATCAAGCATTAATAAAATTTAGAATATATCTTCAAGCAGTAACAACTGGCGGATCATGGAATAGTGCCGGTTCAAACAGCAGTGTAGAATATAATCTTTCTCCTACTTCAATAGTTAGTGGTTCAGTAGCGGAAGAAGGTTTCTTAGTTTCAAACAATCAAAGTATTAACGTTCCTCAAGCACAAGCATTTAGTTTTGAACAACAACTAGCTAGAAATTCATTTACACCTGTGATGTATGAATATGTTATAACCGCTGCTACTACAGGAACTAATATTGATGTATACGCTAGTTTAAATTGGCAAGAAGTAAGTTAATAGTCTGTTGATTTAGTAATAAATACATATATTATGAAAAATCAACAAACTTTTATTAAAGATCCATATACAAAAACACATTTTGCTACTGAACAAGAACTTAATGATTTTATAGCTTGTTGCGATCCTAAAACAGGCTACGCATATTTCATGAGTCATTTCTTTTATATTCAACATCCCACTAAAGGCAGTATGTTGTATCAGCCCTGGGACTATCAAGTAGAACTAGCAAAAAACTATCATGAATTTCGTTTCTCAGTAAACTTATTATCTAGACAGTTAGGTAAGACTACTACTGCTGCTGGATACTTGTTATGGTATGCTATGTTTATACCAGACTCTACTATTTTGATTGCAGCACACAAATATGCAGGTGCTCAAGAAATCATGCAGCGTATTAGATATGCGTATGAAAACTGCCCAATGCACATTAAAGCTGGTGTTACTACTTATAATAAAGGCTCGCTTGACTTTGAAAACGGCTCTCGTATTGTTTCAGCAACTACGACTGAAAACACAGGTCGTGGTATGTCTATCACGTTACTTTACCTAGACGAATTTGCGTTTGTGCGTCCATCAATCGCAGAACTGTTTTGGACTTCTATCACACCAACACTAGCAACAGGTGGTAAAGCTATTATCACTTCTACACCCAACTCCGACGAAGACCAATTCGCTTTGATTTGGAAAGGGGCTAACAAGTGTGAAGATGAATATGGTAACCAAACAGATGTAGGTATTAACGGGTTTAGAGCATACAAAGCAGACTGGCGCAGACACCCAGAACGTGATCAAGTATGGGCTGACAAGATGCGAGCACAATTAGGAGATGATCGTTTCCGTCGTGAAATGGACTTAGAGTTCTTGATTGCTGATGAAACTCTTATCAACCCTAGTACACTGATTGAACTTTCTGGCTCAGAACCTATTAGTAGAATGGGACAAGTTCGCTGGTATGATCAACCCAAGAAAGGTAATATTTATGTAGTTGGTTTAGACCCGTCATTGGGTACAGGTTCAGATCCAGCAGCAATACAAGTATTTGAAGCCAATACTACAAAACAAATAGGCGAATGGAAACATAACAAAACTGATATTCCAAATCAAATAAAATTATTAGCACAAATAAACAAATACATTGTAGAAATAACTAATGAACCTAACAATATCTATTATTCAATAGAAAACAATTCTATCGGTGAAGCAGCACTAATATCATTAAATGAATATGGTGAAGCAAATATTCCTGGAATATTTATTAGTGAAACAGGAAAGAAAAGAAAAGGATTTAATACTACACAAAAAGTAAAACTAGCAGCATGTGCTAAGTTTAAAACTCTTTTAGAATCCAAAAGAATGAAAGTTAATAGTCGTAGCTTGATATCCGAACTAAAAAGCTTTATCGCACACGGTGGTAGTTATGCTGCTAAAGTGGGAGAAACTGATGACTTAGTAATGTCTACATTGCTAGTTGTTAGAATATTACAGCAGTTGGGTGACTATCATTATGATCTTGAGTCTCAACTCCGTGACCATGACGAAATAATTCAGCCTTTACCGTTCTTTGCTGTAATAAGTTAATAAAGATAAATACTAGATAAGTTTAGGAACACAACTATGGCCATTGACCAAGAATCTTTTAATACAGACCTTTATAGACTTTTAAGAACTAGAGGTTACAAACCAGTACCAAAAGACGCTAAAAATCAGCGTACACAACCTGAAGCGGCAGAAGTGTTTAACTTTACTTTTGTTAAAGATGGTAAAGATTACGGTGATGCTTGGGTAACAATAGATGACGCACAAAACGTAATTGTTTATTACGATAACGAACAACAAGAAAGTCCTTCTGGAAAAAGTCCGGGTTTAGACTATGACGATTCTTGGTCAGGCTTCTTGCGACATTTAAAGCAATGGTCTATGAACAAACAACTTACTTTTGAATTACGAAACAAAGACGAATTAGGTGACGATATGGCACAACGAGATTATGTAAAAAAGAAAGAAAAGATGAATGAAGGTTATCATGCTATGGGTAAAACAGCAAGCTACAATGATAACATTCCTGCTGTTAAGATTATCTTACAACACAATCGTAAGATAGAAGAAGGTGAGCAGCGTTATAGAAACATTGCTAAAATCTTTTTAGAAAACCAACTAGGTGAAAGATTCTTAGCTCCGACTACTCGTCCAGGTATCGCACAAGTGTATGCTAGACATTTAGCTGAGGGTGGTGTGCCAAACGACGAACGTTGGAATCACATTAAGTCATTGTGCGAAGAATACAGCAAAATGGCTGGATTTGTTCGTGCTACAAAGAACAAACAGTTTAATGAATCAGCACAACAGTTAGTAAGTGAAGGTATCAATCATTATCAATCATTGCGTGAAACACTAGGTAAGTTACGCGGTCATAGAGGGTACAATATGTATTTTGAATCGTGGACACCTGCACTGATGGAAGACGATACTGATGATAACACGATTAATGAACTGTTTGTTCAAGAAACAGTAGATCCAAGAATTGAATCAGTAATGCCAATCTTAGCCAGACTAAACAAAAGCAAAGCTACAACCACTGTGAAAGAAGTTTCCGAATTGGAAGAGTGGGCTGAACAGATTGTTGAGCGAGGTGTGGCGGAAGGCTTAGTAGATACAATTAAGAGTACAGTTAAGAGTATTAAACGCGGTAGAGAAGCAGATCGCAAGTCAGGTGAGGAATGGCAAAAAGCCGTCGATGCAGAAGAGCGAGGTGATAAATCAGCCGCAGATAAACATTTTAAGAGGCATGTAAAATATCATAATCTAACAAGCCCCAATCAATGGACGAAGGTTAATAAAGAGAAAGGTGTGGCGGAAGGCGATTGTGAAGTTGATGAAGACTTAGATGCTGATCAAAAGCGTGTAGGACAACTTGGACCAACTGAAAAAGTAGGCAAAGAAGGCGCAGTTGGTAAATTGGTTGGTGCAAATGAATCGGTTGAAATAAATGAAGGTGACGCTGACGAAGGTGATACCGACAAGCGTTGGAAGTTTAGCACTATGGACTACGATGAAGCTGTTAAGAAGTATGGAAAAGACAAAGTTAGAAAAGGACCAAAAAACAAAGCTGGCAACCCAACTATAGAAATATTATCTGAGGTAACCGAAGGTAGAGATGATCTAGAAGCTATCAAACGCTTATTAAGATAAAAGGGTAAAATAGTTGTTCAAAAACCGCACTTTATTGTGCGGTTTCCTTTTACTGGGTATAAATACTCTTGACAGTTACACCGACAAGAAGTATTATTGTATCTGTTAGTTAGATAAAGGTATCTAACGAAAACACAACTAAGACCAACTTGAGGCACTTAAAGGAGACAAACTCATGGCAAGCTTACAAGAAATTCGTGCTCGTATTGCAGCACAAGAAAACAAATCAAACAACAAATCATCTGGATCTTCCGACAACGCAATCTATCCCCACTGGAACATGACCGAAGGTACTACAGCTACTATTCGTTTCTTGCCTGACGGTGATAGTAAAAACGAATTTTTCTGGGTAGAACGTCAGATCATCAAACTTCCATTCAATGGCGTAAAAGGTGATTCTAACGCTAAACAAGTTACCGTCCAGGTTCCATGTCTTGAAATGTACGGTGAATCTTGTCCTATTCTAGCAGAAGTTCGTCCTTGGTATAAAGACGAATCTCTAAAAGAAATGGCTAACAAGTACTGGAAAAAGCGTTCTTATATTTTCCAAGGTTTTGTTCGTCAGAATCCTATCGGTGAAGATACTACTCCTGCGAATCCTATTCGTAGATTTATTATTTCTCCACAGTTGATCCCAATCATCAAAACTGGTTTGATGGATCCTGAAATGGAAGAACTTCCAACTCACACTACTCGCGGTCTTGACTTTATTGTTCGTAAGACTAGCAAAGGTGGTTATGCAGATTACTCTACTTCAAACTGGGCACGTAAAGAATCCCCGCTTACTGAAGCAGAACAAGCAGCTATCAACGCACATGGCTTGTTTAACTTAGCAGACTTCTTGCCTAAGAAGCCTACACAAGCTGAAGTGGCTATCATGAAAGAAATGTTTGAAGCATCAGTAGATGGTCTTCCTTTCGACAATGAGCGTTGGGGTAATTACTTTAGACCTTATGGCGTAGAAGCTCCCGCAAGTTCTTCTAGCTCAACTGCTCAACCAGCAGCTAAAGCAACACCTGCTGCTAGTGTAGATGATGACCTTCCATTTGAGCCTGATGAACCAGTAGTAGTTCCCGCTCCTGCTGTATCAAGTGATAAGGCACAGGATATTCTAGCTAAGATTCGCGCTCGTCAGAATCAGGCTTAATATCCTATAAAGAGGGGAGAAATCCCCTCTTCTTCTTAGGAGAATAATTATGACCATGCCTGATCAAAGATATCACGCATTAAAGCAGTCTAGAAAATTTATGGAAGAGTTATGCGACCCTGGTAAAACTCCAAGAGTACCCAGCGCGGTTAGAGATCGTGCTAGAAGCTTGCTCAAGCATTTTCCGCTTGATTCAGAGTTAACTTTTATCGCAGAAGCTTGTCCTGAATATCTTGATAGTAGTTCAAAGACTGCTAAAATAAGAGTATTAAAATAATTGGAGAATACATGACAAAACCATTTGATCTTTCTAAATTTAGAAAAGACATTACAAAATCTATTGATGGTTTAAGCATTGGTTTCAACGATCCCACAGATTGGATCAGCACAGGAAACTATGCTTTAAACTATTTGATATCTAGCGACTTTAACAAAGGTATTCCGCTAGGTAAAGTTACAGTGTTTGCAGGTGAATCTGGATCAGGTAAATCTTATATCTGTTCTGGTAACTTAGTTCGTCACGCACAAGAACAAGGTATTTACGTTGTTCTAGTTGACAGTGAAAATGCACTAGACGAATCATGGCTTCATGCATTGGGTGTAGACACAAGTGAAGACAAGCTGTTGAAGCTGAATATGGCTATGATTGATGACGTAGCTAAAACTATTTCAGAATTCATGAAGTCATACAAAACACTTGCACCAGAAGACAAGCCTAAAGTGCTTTTTATTATTGACTCATTGGGTATGTTGCTAACTCCAACAGATGTTAATCAGTTTGAAGCAGGTGACATGAAAGGTGATATGGGTCGTAAGCCCAAAGCACTTACTGCTTTAGTTCGTAACTGCGTTAACATGTTTGGATCACAAAATGTAGGATTGGTTGCAACAAATCATACCTACGCATCGCAAGACATGTTTGACCCTGATGATAAAATTTCAGGTGGACAAGGCTTTATTTACGCTAGTTCTATTGTAGTAGCTATGCGTAAGCTAAAGCTAAAAGAAGACGAAGACGGTAACAAGATCAGTGAAGTCAGAGGTATTCGTTCTGCTTGTAAAGTAATGAAAACTCGTTACGCCAAGCCTTTTGAAAGTGTGCAGATTAAAATCCCATACGAGACAGGAATGAATCCTCACAGCGGTCTTCTTGATATGTTTGAAGCTGGTGGCTTGCTGACCAAAGAAGGCAACTCATTAGTATATAAAACTAACGACGGTACTGTTATCAAAAAGTTTCGCAAAGGTTGGGAACGAAATGACGATAATTGTTTAGATATCGTTATGAGTGAATATCATACAAGAAACACGCCGGCTCCAGTCGAATTAGTTGACGAAGAGTAAATAACAAAAACTAAAAGGAGTATTTTATGAGTTTAGAACTTGTTACTGAAATTTGGCAGGCAATGAAGCCTCTATTTGCTACTTCAGACAGACCTGAAGCGGCTGAAACTTTTGTCAACGTATTGATCGACAATGATTTTGATCCTAAAGATTTGAAAAGAGCATTTAAGAAAGATGGAAATATCGTAAATGCTCTTGGTCTTTATGAAGTGGATGATCTAGACATGGAAGAGGAAGAAGACGACGAAAAAGAGTATGGATACGATGATTACGATGACGAAGACGAAGATGACTATTAAATGACTTGGTATACTCGTGTAACTAATGATCTTTCTCAGTTGCCTGATTTTATAGCGCACTATGAAACGGAATTACTAGAAGCTAAAAAAGAAGTAAAGGTATGGGGCAATGTTGAAAAGAACATTGCCGCATTACCTGGCATCACTGAACTGAGGTTTAATCAACTTCAAGAAATCGAAGCTGTGTTAAATTATTTAAACATCCAACTAAGAAAAATAAGAAGAAAGCATTTTCAAAAATATTTAGAAGCTTATAATCGTGCCTTGACTTCACGCGATGCTGAAAAGTATACTGACGGCGAAGATGAAGTTATTGACTACGAAACTCTAATAAATGAAGTAGCTTTACTTAGAAACAAATATTTAGGTATACTTAAAGGTTTAGAAGCTAAACAATGGCAAATGGGCCACATTGTGAAGCTAAGAACAGCCGGAATGGAAGATATTAGTATTGGATAATTGTAAATGTGCCTGCTTTAGTTTCTACTAAAGCGGTACAACTTTCACACCAATCTCCGTCGTTCATATAAACAACACCGTTAAAGTCTTTAATCGTGGCATGATGTATATGACCGCATACGATACCATCGTAACCTTTCTTTCTACAGTATTCAGCCATTTCTTGCTCAAAATCACCTATGTAATTAGCAGCAGCTTTTGCTTTCTTTTTTAAGAATTTGGCTAAGCTCCAGGGCGGTCTGTTGAAAATCTTTCTAACACCATTTACAAACCTATTCAGGTAAATCAATCCATCATACGCAACATCACCCAAGTGCATCACGAATCTACCGCTACGAGTTCTCATAAGATGATCAAACATGTCCCCGTGTGTAACTAAGTATCTTTTACCGTCTACACCTACGTGGTCAAATCTATTGTATACAGTAACATCACCTATATTAATATCTGGTATAGCTCTTAAAAAT